GACAGAGTGGTTAATGGGCTTCCCAATAGGGTGGACAGACTTAAATGTTTAGGCAACGCAGTAGTGCCGCAACAAGTATACCCGATATTGGCGCAAATAGCCGAAATAGAAAGGAGCGGAAAAAATGCTTAACAAAGCGAAATGTTGTCATTCTGAAAGAGTTGAGGGAGGAATAAGTTTTTGTGCGAAGCGCAATACAGGTTGTTGCGGTTGTAATAAAATTTATCTCGACTATAACAGCAAAGCCGCCGATATGCTTCAATATGATGTTGAAGATTTCTTCGAGTTTTTGCAGGGAAACTATGTGCCGCCCGATTGGGATTTGAAAGCCCCGCCGAAAATGTCAAAGCAAAGAGCATTTAAGATTATCTATTATCTTCAAGAGGTTTTAGGCATAATCCCCGACAAGTTTGAAATGTGTAAAACTTGCGGCGCAATTTACGACAGCGAAAACGAGGGCAGTCTGAAAGACAGACATTGCAATAATTGTAGGAGGGATTAGATTATGGAAAAGTCAACAACCGCAGTAATCATAGAGCGTGGAACTTATACGTTCGGACATTCGATTACTAACAGCGACGGAACACGCCAAACAACGTCGCAATCGTGGCAACCGGGAGCAGACGGCGGCTCAATCATCGTATGCGGGTTTGACACCGAGAAATGCGAACCCATCTGCTGTTTACTTGCCCGCCTTACGCGGATTTGGAGGTTTACAGCAACGACCCCGCCGACATATCCAACAAGCCGTATGCGGAATTTTTAAGGCTGTACAGGGAGATTATCGCCAACGCCTGTTCAATGCTCGTAAACAACAGCTTCGCTTGCGTGGTCGTCGGCGAAGTGCGGAGTAAAACAGGCGAGTATTACAACTTCGTCGGCGATACAATCAAAGCGTTCACGGACGCGGGGCTTGCTTATTATAACGAGTGTATTCTCATAACGCAAGCCGGAAGCCTTGCAATCCGTGTCGGGCGGCAGTTCACGTCAAGCCGTAAAGTCGGCAAGACACACCAAAATGTTCTTGTTTTTTGCAAGGGCGACCCGAAACAAGCGACCGCCGCAATAGGTGACAACGAGGACTACGAAAGTCTATTTGCGGCGCAGGAATAGCGGGGTGATATTATGGCGGCGAAGAACAATAAACCCAAANNACCCAAACCCCGCGAGCCGTGGGAACGGCAAGAGGGTGAGAGTGCCGTCGCCTATGAAGCGTTTGCAACGTATCGTGATATGGGTACAGACAGAAGTATACGGAAAGTTTCCGCGAAGTTATCCAAATCCGAAACGCTGATAAAAAGGTGGAGTTTCACGCATAATTGGGTGAAACGCGTGGAAGAATGGGACATTGAGCAAGACCGACTTTTATTAAAAGCCCTTGAAAAAGAGCGCGTTAAAATGCGAAAGTTACACGCCGACATATCGCGGGCGATAACACTCAAAGGCGTTTCGCAGTTAAATAGTGCCGCGCCGAACCCCAAGACCGCACAGCGCGACGCTATTGCAATGATTGAAAGCGGGATAAAGAACGAGCGTATGGCGAGGGGCGAAGTGGACGACGGCAAAGCTAACGTGCTTCAAGTAAACTCAAACCTCGTTGACGCATTACTTCAAATCGCGCCCGATGTTTGGCAATCGGAGGGAACTGATGAATAACGTCGCTATGTTCACATACAAACCGTTCAGCCGAAAGCAAAAGCAAGTGTTGACGTGGTGGTTGCCGACTTCTCCCGTGAGTGAAAAAGACGGCATAATCGCCGACGGTGCGATACGGTCGGGAAAAACTCTCGCGTTCAGTCTTTCGTTCGGTCTTTGGGCGATGAGCAATTTCCGCGAGGAAAACTTTCTTTTGTGCGCCCAAACGATAAAGGCATTAAGGCGTAATCTGTTAAACACTTGGATTCGTCAAATGCGCGGAGAGGGTTTTACCATAAGAGAACGGTGGTCGGACAATTTAATCATTGTCGGCAACGACGATTATTTGAATTACTTTTATCTTTTCGGCGGCGATAACGCGAGAAGCCGCGAATTGGTACAGGGCATAACGGCGGCGGGGGTTCTTTTTGATGAGGTCGCTCTTATGGAGGAAGATTTCGTCAGCCAATCCGAGGGCAGATGTTCCGTTGACGGCTCAAAGTTTTGGTATAACTGCAACCCCGAAAACCCGGACCACTGGTTTAAGAAAAAGTGGCTTGACAAACGCGAAAATAAAAATCTTCTTTGGCTTCACTTTACAATGGACGATAACCCAAGTATGACCGAGAAGATAAAGAACCGTTACAATGTTATGCACACGGGTGTATTCCGGCGGCGTTTCGTTCTCGGTGAATGGTGCGCCGCCGACGGTTTGATTTATGACAGCTTTGATGAAGAGAAGCATACTTACACCGAACTCCCGAAAACCGTTTCGGATGCGCGGCGTTATATTGCCATTGACTACGGCACGACAAATCCTATGTGTTTTTTAGAGATAATCGACGACGGCGATACTGCCCGTGTAAATTCCGAGTATTATTATTCGTCGAAAGAAAAAGGGAAGCAAAAGACCGACGCGCAATACGCCAAGGACTTTGTTGAATTTGCAGGGAATCCCGACGACGTTCTTTACGTTATCCTCGACCCCTCGGCGGCAAGTTTCAAAGTGGAACTACGCAACAGGGGCTACCGCGTAAAGGACGCGGATAACGACGTGAGAAACGGCATATCCAAAGTAAGCACGATGTTCGCGCTTGGGAAGTTGCTTATAAACAAGAAATGCAGTTATCTCATAAATGAATTACTCGGTTACATTTGGGACGCGAAAGCCGCAAATAACGGGTTGGAGAAACCCGTAAAGCAAAACGACCACGCTTGCGACGCTCTGCGTTACGGTGTAGCTACCGTGATTTACTCGAAGCGGCGGGTTATGAATTAAAGAAAGGGGTGGCGAAATGCCCGGCAAGAACCACGAAATAGCGCAAGCGATACTTGATTTAATCAAAAGCGAAGCCGACGCTCGCATACTTCAAGACCGTTTGATTGCTCTGCTCGACGATAAACAAGACATTGACAAGGTTCGCGAAACGTCGTCCGACGAAGCGAACCATTCTCTTATTTATGAAGCAATGCTGAAAAAGTATAACGGCGGCATATCGGCGAGCGCGGACGGCGCGATTTTGGCAATTAAGGAAATAACCGTCGGCATAAAAAGCGACGGGTAAGGAGAACGACCGTAATAAGCAGGAGGTGACGGCAAATGTCTCACATACACGTTATAGACCAAACAAGGGTGGCAGACCAGTTAATTACAGAATGGCAAATTGACGCGGGGTATGACCCTGTAACTGCCAATTTACCGACTGACGCAATCGGCAGTATGGCGCACACACCCGGTTACGAAAGGATATGGGAGTTAGGCGCGGACGGGTGGGTGGAGCTATGAAACCTATTGTTGCGTTTAAGACGGCTTTAAGCAGGGCGAAAAAGTACACGGACGGAGTAGCGTTGAACGGTGTTCCCGTAAACTATCCTAATGTAGTAAACGGAACGTGGCAAGTATTCAACCCCGTAAGCAATACTTGGACGGACACGGGAATATTTGCGCGGGGCAGTAAGATACGCATAAATTCCGTGACGCAGAACTGGGAAATCAGCGAGGACGACGGCGCGACGTGGATTGATACGGGAGCGTCGGCAAGAGGATTACAGGGGTTGCCCGGGCAGAAAGGCGATACAGGCGATACAGGCGCGGACGGTTTTTCACCGATAATCACAGTCAAAACCAATACCGCTACTCAATATGTGCTGACGATAACAACCCAAACAGGCACGTTTGATACGCCGAACCTTATGGGGCAAGGCAATGGAACAGGTGCAGTGAACAGCGTTGACGCGGTAAGCGGTGAAACGCTCGGCAGTTTCGACAACACCGACCCGGCAAACCCGCGTTGGCAGTCAACACAGGCTTTACGCGACGGCATAACAAAAGCAAACACGGCATTGCAGTCAAGCGACTTAACGGGCTTCGCCACCGAAAACTACGTTGACGGCGCAATCGCTGATGAGGTAACGGCGCGAAACGCGGCAATCGCCGCCGAAGCGACCGCGAGAGATACCGCAATCGGCACACACGACAGCGATATTAACGCTCACGCCGATATTCGCGGC